ATATTTTACAAAATCAGTTGGGATTAGAGAATGGCCGAGTATATATTTGGGATCAAAAAATAAAAGAGCCACAAGATTATGATTTATACATTGCAGTCAGTGTTTTAATTCCAAAAGTATTCGGTAATAGCAATTATTTTGATGGAAATACGCTTAAAAGTATTCAATCAACAAACTCAGTAGATATGTTGCAAATTGATGCTATAAGCCGTGGCCCTGCTGCAAAAGATAGAAAAGAAGAAATAATAAAAGCTTTCAATAGTAATTATGCTCAATCTCAACAAGAAGTAAATAATTTTTTCGTTGGTAAATTACCAGCGAATGCTCAATTTACAAATTTATCAAAAATTGATGGTGCAGCAATTCCTTATCGTTTTCAGATTTCTGTCAATATTCAATATTTTACAAAGAAAATTCAGGACGTACCTTACTTTGATTCATTTCCAACGCCAACTGTGTTGGTAAATCCATAGGAGAATATTATGACAGCTTTATCTATTAACAATGTAATTAGTATATCAGTGGCCGCTATGAATAGGGGTTTTAAATTCTTTAATACTTCTAATCTTGCCCTTGTGACAAGTGAACCAGTTATTTCTGCTTCAATTCAAATTGATTTTGGCGCAGTTGCTGCATCCGGAGCATTTACATTAAAATTCGGAGATCTGACGTCAGCTTCAATTGCATATAATGCAACTGCCATCGCAATTCAGGACATAATTAATGCGCTCGCAGGATTAGAAAATGTTATCGTAACAGGCTCAATTTCTTCTCTAGCATTAGTTTTAACGCAGGCAGGACAATTCGGTGCAATTCCTATCCCAACATTTCCAACAAATACTCTCGAAGATGCTGGCACAGATCCTGTCACACTCTCAGCAAGAACATTATCAAGCGGATGGTCCGGTGGATCACTAGGATATGCAGTTTATAACGATCCTCAGCAAGTGGGAATTGATTTCGGTACAAGTAGCAAAACATTTTTGATGGCTGATGCAGTATTTAGTCAACAGCCAAATATTTTAAATGGTAATGGACAATTTATTGCTCTTCTAAGCCAAGTAAATCAACAAACATTGACATTTTCTGGTGTGGCTGCAAGTGGGAATTTCACTATAGAATATGATGGTAACACAACAACTTCTCTAGCATGGAATGCTACAACAGCTCAAATACAGGCTGCATTAAGACTTTTACCAGGTTTAGCTGGTGTGACTGTAAGCGGAGCAATCGCTAATCAATTATTGACAGTGATATTAACCGGTGTGTACGCAAATGGACTTGCTTTAACAACTCCAGCAAATACCTTGGCAACAAGCGCACCGGTCGCAGTTACAATTACAATTGCTGATTCGGTGATAGGTGAAACATACGGCGAAACAATTGCAAGGACACAAGGTTTAGTCCAATATTTTGGAGTCATGCCAAGCGAAACATTAACCGTAATTGGTCAAACAGATATGCTTGCAGCGGCTGCAATTACTCTCCCTTTAAATATTATTGGCGCTTTTGTCTCTTATAATACTTCAGACATACAACCCGGCGGAAAAATTGATTTATTGCAGTCAGGAACATTTAATAACTCGCGTGGATTATATTACGGAGATTCATCAAATAGTGGTATAAATGCACTTTTAATGATGGCTTCTTATATGGGTCTTGGATTGTCCGTTAATTTCTCTGGCTCAAATACAACGATGACAATGCATTTAAAAACATTACGAGGAATTCAACCAGATCCAACAATGACACAAACAATTTTGAATTTGGCACAAGCTGCCGGTGCTGATTGTTATGTTTCAATTCAAGGAGATCCTGTTGTATTTACATCTGGTGCTAATAAATTCTTTGACCAAGTTTATAATCTAGAATGGTTTGTAGGAGCATTACAAATCGCAGGATTTAATTATTTGGCACAATCTGCTACGAAAGTTCCGCAAACAGAAAGCGGCATGGATGGCCTAAAATCAGCTTATGGAACGGTAGCTGGACAAGCTGTAACTAATCAATATGTAGCACCAGGAGCATGGACAAGTTCAACAACTTTTGGAAATCAATTATTGTTCCTTCAAAACATCGCTCAATTTGGATATTATATATATTCTACACCAATTTCAAAACAATTGGCAGCGGATAGGCAGTCACGTATTAGTCCATTAGTACAGATCGCAGTGAAAGAAGCCGGTGCAATACAAAAGAGTGATGTATTGGTTTACGTAAATCCGTAATAATATTTTTAAAGGAGATTAATATGTCGACAATTGCAATGAGTGGTAATGATACTTTTATCATTAATAACAGAATATTTACGGATCTTGCTGACGGAAATGTGGGCGAACTTACATTTCCAAATGAGATAGCACAAGTAAAAACAGGTAAAAATGGTAATTCAATTTATGGATTAAATAACTCTGGATTCCAATGCGGATTTAAAATGAGATTAATTCGTGGATCTAATGACGATATTTTTCTAAACAATCTTCTAAATCAGCAAAATCTTAATTTCGCAGGATTTGTTCTTATGCAAGGACAATTCGTAAAAAAATTAGGAGATGGTCAAGGAAATATCACAAGTGACACCTACATTTTAAGTGGTGGTGTTTTCACAAAACAAGTGGAAGCACAAAGTAATGTCGAGGGAGATGCTGGGCAATCTGTAGCAGTTTATGAAATGAAATATACAAATAGTCCACGTAGTATAAGATAGTTTTGAGGTAAAAAATGAAAGAAATAGACCTTCCTAGTGGAGCAAAATTAAAAATAACTCTTGCGCCTTTTGCAGATTCAAGAGAATTATATCAGGCAATGCTAGAAGAAATGAAATTGATTGATTTTAAATCTACTATGCAATTTTCAGAAATAATGAAAGAAATAATTTGTTATGCATTTTCTAGCAAAAGATTAGAATCATGTCTTGAAAAATGTTTTAAAAAATGTCTTTATAATTCTGGGAATGGTGATCTTAAAATAGATAAAGACACATTTGAACCTGCTGAAGCGCGAGATGATTATTTAACTGTTTGTTTAGAGGTAGCAAAAGAAAATATAATGCCTTTTACGAAGAGCCTTTATGCCAAGTTTCAACCAGTTATCGAGAAGATAAAAAAAGACCTAGTATAAAGGCTCGTGACGATGATTTATTGATTTATTTAAAGCTTTCTAAAGTTGGATATGGATCAGTAAATGAGATAAAAGAATGGAATGCGAGAGAAGTGATACAGGCATTGTATTACGAAAAATTTGTTTCAGATTATGAGGCGGCGTATCTAGAGATTAATAAATCATAAAGAAAGAAAGATATGTCCACTCAAATATCAGAATTATTCGTTGCAATTGGCGTCAAAGGAAGTGAAAAAACACTCAGCGCATTAGCCAATACTCGCATGAGTATTTCTAGTATTGCAAGCACTTCTTTAGAAGCAAAAGCAGCAATTCTTGGGATGGCATATGCTCTTGAAAGATTGACAACCAGCGCTGCTGCTGATGCTGCTGACTTAAAAGGTTTTTCTGCATTTATTAGTTCTAATGCAGAAGAAGTTGAAAAATGGGACTATGCTGCAAAAAAAGCCCATATTAGCGCTGAATCAATGAATGGCAGCATTATGGGGATTAAAAAAATAATCCAGGATCAAATTGCAAACCCTGGTAAATTACCAGCGGGAGCAAATGTTTTTTCTCAAGAAACTCTATTTGATTTTAATAAACCATGGAATTTTGATCAATTTCTTAGAACAGCTGTAGAATTTACTAAATCAAAAAGAATTTCAAGAGACCTACAAAATGTTATTCTTCAACAATTTGGACTTAGCCCAGATTTAATAGGAAAAATAGAAAGTGGTCAATTTAAATTATCAAATGTAGATCATGCACCAATATTAAGTAATAAAGAAATAGATAGTCTTTCCAATGTGCAATCTCAATTTGCTGGCGTAGAAGAAAAAGTAAGATTATTTTTCGGACATTTCACAGCAAAACATGGAAATGAAATAGTTAAAATTATACAAGATATGACAACTGCATTTCTTGAGTTAGCGAATGTTTTGATAATTATTGCAGATAAATTACAAATATTTCAAGCAATAGATAATGTTTTTAAAGGATGGGGAACTATTTTACAATTTGCAGATGATTTTCTATCTGGGAAAAAAAATGACAAAAATTTTCTAGATAAAGCATTAATACCATCAAAAAAAGATACAATCGATTTATATAAAAGCATTCAAAAAGATTTTCAAGTTAGTAAATTAATTAATAAACTTCCATCTTTAGGAGATGGAATTGAAGACTGGATATATACATCAAAGAAAAATTTAAATTCTGGATATGGAGAATTTGCAAAAGATATTCCACGATTATTTAATAGAAATGGATATGATATTTTAAAAGGTGCTCCAGTTCCTTCTGTGCCCGATCGATATACTCTTGCACCTAAAAACAGCAATATAAATGTTACACAAAATATAAGCATGACTGGAGATCCTACTGATTATAATGATATTCAAAATATGCAAATGACAGCTCTACAAAAAGGAATTATCGACACAATGAGTCAATTTGATCGTGGGAGACAAACCTAATGTCATTGCCGTCATTACCGCCAATTTCAACCGGATCATCAGTACTATCAAACGCAACTACAGCGGCATTAGCACTTGGAAATATTGCGCTGGTAGTACCAAGTATTATAAATGGGTTTACACAAAGTGGTGCCTATCAGCCACAAAATCCACCTCTTTCTGATGGCACTCCTTCAAAACTTCCACAACCCAAAGCTTTCTTGTTTGATTATGATGGAGAGCAAAGTGTTGAATTATCATCAGATATCACCGATCATTTTACTGAAAGCAATAATCCAATTCAGGATAATATTGCTTTAAAATCAGTTAAAATTGTCACTAGGGGGTTTATTTCCGAGCTCAATGATATTCCTCCTGCATTTTTGCAAATAGCGCGCACTATTGCGCAAAAACTTACGGCCGTGTCAGCATATGCCCCTTCTGTCTCTGAGACGGCCCAAATTGCTTACAATCAGGCTTTCCAAGCATATCAAACAGCAATCAGTCTCGCTAATGCAGCAGTCGCGGCATGGTCATCAGTAGGCACTAAAACATCAAATCCGACTATTTTGAGCGGGAGTGAATTTTCAACAAATGGATTAGCAACTAGTTTTTCTACTTTATCAACACAAAGCAGACAACAAATTGCATTTCAAATATTCTATGGTTATTGGGCAAGTAGAACATTATTTACGATACAAACACCATGGGCTGTTCATTCAAATATGGCAATTGAAAATGTTCGTGCAATTCAAAGCGAAGATACAGCTATTATCAGCGAATTCGAATGTAGATTTAAACAAATAAGAACCGTTAAATCAGCTATGGATCAATCAGATGTATCACAAGGAAGAGCATCAACAATGGCGCAATCACAATCAAATCTTGGCACATCGACACCAGTTCCTGATATAGATTTAGGATTTGGACTTTCAAATAATTTTCCAAGTTTATTCAGTGTAGTTGGGTAATAAATGTATTTAATTCAAAGAATAACATCAGACGCATCACAAAGACAGTCATTAATACTATATACTGGAAACGTAATGACATTTGATATTATTTATTCAGATAGTCAACAAGGTTGGTTTATAACGAATTTAATATATGGTTCATTTGTTGCACAAGGGTTAAGAATAGTTGTTGCCCCTAATATGTTAAATCAATTCAAAAATTTGATTGATTTTGGACTTGGATGTTTTACTAAAGAGACAAGAGAGCCAACTTTATTACAAGATTTTTCTAGTAAAACTTTCAATTTATACATATTAACAAAAGCAGAAGTCGATGAATATAACGAATTATTAAGCAGAGGTAAACAAAATGCCTCAAGATAAATTTGGAAGGAATTACGAATTAAGAGTAGAAAGTACACAAAAAGGTGAATTTTTTAAAATAACACTTCCAAAAACTGTAGAATTTAGTTTGACAAGACATAATTTAGGATCATCAAATAATTGCAATATTAGAGTCACTAATTTAGGCCAAAAAGAAAGAAATAATATTAGACAAGATTGGTCAACTTTTTCAGCAAGAAGGATTGTACAATTAAATGCAGGATATGGAGAAAATAATCTCCCACTTATATTTTCTGGCATAATTCAACAAGCATGGTCATATCGAGAAGGTGTAGATTTTATAACAAATATAGACTGTAATGATGGGGCATTCCCAGCTTCACTTTCTAGAATTTCAGGAAATGAAGGAACTTTTCCTTCTGGAACACCGATCAAAACAGTTTACGAAAATCTTATAAATCTTCTAGATAATACAAGTTTAGGTTTGATTGGAAATTCTTTTATTTATGATAATAATGGAAATTTGCAGGTTTTAAAGAAATCAAAATCATTTAGCGGAAATGTAATGCAAAATTTGATTAATATTTCTGGACAATCATTCTTTATAGATAATGGAATTGCTTATGTTCTAACTAATAATGAATGGTTAAAAGTACAAGGTCAGGCACCAATTATATCTGTCGATAGTGGATTACTGAATACTCCTCTTTTAGAAACTCAAACGGTGACATTCGATATGATTTTTGAACCATCTTTAAAAGTTGGTCAATTAATCCAATTACAAAGTGAATTAAGCCCACAATTGAGTAATGCAGTTTTGAATAATTCAAAAACAGGTCCTTCTGATAATTATTATAAAATAACCTCATTGCGTCACAAAGCATTAATTTCTCCTGCAATATGCGGAGATGCCATAACAAACGTAGAATTTTATGCAGTAAATAGCCCAATAGGAGGGCCGACATGAGTTCACCACAATTAACAAAATCATTTTTAAGTAATCGAAAACCTGAACTTAAAGACCTCCTAGACTTATGGAAATTAAACTCAGATTTAGATTTTAACTGTCATCATTTAGCAACTATTCAAAGTTTTGATTCAGGAAAACAAACCGTACAATGTACTATAAATTACAAGCAAACATATTGGGAATTAGATCAAACAAACAGAAATTTAATTCCAAAAAACTTAGATTATCCAACACTTATTGATTGCCCTATTGTAGTATTAGGAGGCGGTCCATGCAGGATAACTTTTCCTATTAAACAAGGTGATCAATGCATTTTAATGTTCAATGACAGAGACATTGAAAACTGGTTTCAAGGAGCTTCTGCAAGCCCTAATGCAACGGCAAGTCTTCATTCTTTTAGCGATGCAATTGCTTTAATTGGTCCAAATAATCTATCTTCTTTGATACAAAATTACGATACGGTAAGAGCATTAATAACCAACGGAAATGCAAAAGTTGGAATAAATCCAGAAACAAATAAATTAACACTTCAAAATAATATAACAACTTTAAATACTTTGTTACAAAATTTATGTACTCAATTAGAAAATTTGACTACTCAATTGTCTATTTTAACCGTGACAGGCGTAGTTCCTGGGTCTCCTACTGATTTAAGTGGAATACCTTCAAATGCCGTTGCAATTACAGCAATAGGAACAAATATCACATCAATTGCAACGCAAATCGGAGAACTAATCGAATGATTGTTGGAGCATTAGATAAACAAAATGATTGGATTTTTGGTAAATCTCTTAACGATTATTTATCAGGACAAGCAGCAGTTATACAAAATATAAAGACGAGACTTCTTTGTTTTTTAGGGGATTGTTTTTTTGATATTACAGCAGGCGTTGACTGGTTTACTTTTTTAGGCGGTTCAAAAAATCAAATTGCTTTGAGAGCAAATATAAGTGCAGTGATATTAAATACAACTTTTGTCACAGGAATAAACCAACTTTCTATAAGTTTAACCAATAGAAGTTTTAGTATTACTTATCAATCACAGACAGTTTTTTCAGTTATCGGTGACAATTTTCAGTATAATATAGGGAATTAAAATGCCAAATTCTTTAACAGCACAGGGTTTAACGATATCAACTCAGCAAGAATTATTAGCAAATGAAATTGCTAATATGCAAAGAATTTATGGAAACGATATAGATTTATCTTCAAATACAAGAGATGGACAGAGAGTAAATATTGATATTCAAGCACAATTAGATATGCTGTTATTAATACAATCTGTGTATAATTCATTTGATCCAGATTTAGCAATTGGCATTCCACTTCAACAACGTTGTGCAATTAACGGAGTTTATAAACAAGGTGGAACTTTTTCTATTACAAATATTACGATTGTGACTACACAAACAGTTCCTCTGTATGGATTAGATCAAGCAACAAATCCAGTTTATACTGTTGCAGATAATATTGGAAATCAATGGTTTTTACAATCAACAATAATGAGTGCAGGACCTGGCACGATTGTGGCTTCTTTCCGTGCTGCTATTCCAGGTGCCAGTGTTACTCAAATAAATACAATCACAGTTATGTCAACAGTTGTTATTGGAGTTGTTTCTGTAAACAATCCGACAGCTCAAACAGTGCGTGGAATTAATGAAGAATCTGATGCAGAATTACGTATAAGACGAATGATTTCTGTTGCACTTCCTTCACAAGGTCAGGCAATGGCTTTGCGCGCAGCTCTTTTAAATATCAATGGAATTTCATCGGCATTTGTATACGAAAATAAAACAAATTCTACAGATGCAGATGGAATACCAGGGCATTCAATTTGGGTAATAGTTCAAGGATCACCAAATGTTGGTCCATTTTTATCGTGGTCATCAACGATAAATTATTCTTATGGACAATTAGTTTCCATTGGAAATACAAATTATATTTCTTGGGAAGATAATAATTTAAATAATAATCCTGGAAGTTCTCCTTCAGAATGGGGGATATATAACCCTATTGCGATGGAAATTTATTTCTATCGTAATTTAGGTTGTGGGATGAAGGGTGATACTTCATACAATGTAACTCAAAAAGATGGTACAATATTTACGGTAAATTATGACGGTGTTGTAAGCCAAAACATGTTCATATCATTTACTGCCACTTCTATAAACGGAATAACCCAGCCAAATATTGCAGGAATTATAAACGCATTAGTCAATAATTATGTACTTGGTGTTGATGACGAAGCAAATATAAATCAGGTGGCATGTATTACACAACAAGCAGATCCAAATACGTTGGTAACAAATGCGGGATTAAGTCTTGCGCTTACACAAATCGCAACATTAAGCGGTATAGCTGCAAGCGGTACATTCATATTTTCTTACAATGGAAATGATACGTCTGCAATAAATTGGAATGATTCAACAGCCACAATTCAAACAAAATTGCGTTTGGTAGCAGGATTAAGTGCAGCGGTTGTAACAGGGACAATTGCCGGTCAAACCCTCACAATTGCTCTAGGAGTTATTTCAGCGCTCGGTTTAATCACTGTAAAAAGCAACTCTCTTGCAACAAGCGCACCGGCTGCAATCACATTTTCATTTAATGAAGGATATCAAAATATTCTTGCTACGAGCACGAAGAAAAATGTATTGGTTGTGAGTGCTGATAAAATCATCATTTTGCCTATGATCTTATCCCCCACATCTGTGAGTGTCCCTATTTCGACCGCAAATGCCCAAATTTTCACAGGTCTTGGTGGATATGGCACATTAGTATACTCGATGCAATCAAACCCCTCTGGCGGGTCAATAAATGCTTCGACAGGCGCGTATAGCTCTGGAGCGACTCCAGCGACTGATATTGCGAAAGTTACAGATGCATTTGGAAATACTGCTACAGCTACTATCGCTGTGAATTGAGGATTTAATGGCAACAGAGAGCACACGAGAATTAGCCGAATATTATGCAAAATTATTGATTCTACAATATGTAGGACTGCCAAAGGCATTTAATACAATTCTCTCTATTGTCTCACCAATTTTGATGCCACAAACATCAATACAATCAATTACATTTACTCCTAATCCATCATCAGGAACTTTCATTTTAAATTATGATGGTGTTGATACAACAGCAATAAATTGGGATGATAATGCAGAAACAATAACGACAATTTTACAAACAATCCCAGAATTATCTCAAGTTATAGTTGGTGGAAGCATTGTAGATGGACTTAATGTCACCTTTTTAGGACTGACAAATATTGCTAAATTATTGACTGTTTCAACCAATAATTTAAGTCCAACAGTAAAAATAACAATCATAGAAACAGATTTAATACTTCCTCTTGCTGTTCAAAATGCATTTGATTTAGAGACAGCAGTTGGAGTTCAACTCGATATTTTAGGAAAATATACTGGCGTAAAAAGAACAGTAGTAATAAAAACGAGAACAATTTTTCTAAATGATGATGAATTTAGGGTATTGATTAAATTCTCGATTGCTAGAAATAATGCTGGTACCTCTCTCGCCAATGCAGAAAATATTTTTAATCAATTTTTCCCTGGTGATTTCATAATTACTGACTATAAAACAATGTATGTCAGTTTTATATTTGGATCATCTATAGGAAGTATGGATGTTTTTCTTGCAATAATTTCAGAAGGTTTACTTCCAATACCAATGGCTGTTGGTTATAGCGCAATAATTCCACCACTTGTTCAGCAATTTTTTGGTTATAGCACATATGAGTCTGGAGGAATTCCGACAGGAAATAGGCCATATAATAGATATGAAAATATGAATTATGAATGGATATATTTACAATATAGTGATTTTATTTAGGAGAAAAAAATGGCTGGTTTAACAAGATATTTACAGAAATTATTTGGAATAAGTGCTGGATCAAATCAAATGGCAAAATATGGGTCATTTTTAACTACTCCAGCACTTTATGACGGTGCAACTATTACACCTGATATTATTCAAGCTTTAGTTAATTTTAATGAGGGTTTATATAGTGCTGTTGGCGGAGCATATAGCCCTACAATTCAAGACCAAAATTCACTTTTTTTTCTTGCATTTTATCAATTGAGTTATCTTCTTACAAGAGGAATTCCTGAATGGGATGCAGGCACAACATACAATACAAATGATTTTTGTAAGATTGGAAATATTCTTTATTATTCATTAACAGATAGTAATACAAATAACGATCCGACTTCAGATATTGTAAATTGGAAAAATGATTCTGCTATTGCACCAACTCGTCAAATATTTACATCAGGCAGCGGTACTTACACATTACCAACATCTCCAAGAAAACCTCTCTGGTTATCAGTTGAGGTATGCGCAGCGGGTGGCGGTGGTCAAGGTTCTGGTGATGGGTCCTTAGGTGGAAATGGGACAGATGGAGGAAATAGTAGTTTTGGAACTTCTTACTTAACTGCCAACGGAGGTAAAGGAGGGGGTCCATATCCGGGCGCCGGGGGATCAAGCGGAAGTTCAAGTATTTTAACTCTTTTATTTACAGGTCAAAATGGGGGTTCAGGAGTTGAATTTGAAGTAACTAGTGTGGCGGGATCAGGGAATCTTTTTACTTTCGCAGGAGGAGCAGGCGGAAATAGTTTATTTAACGGTGGCGCTACTGGGAATTCCAGCGGAAGTTTAGTCGGAGCATCAGCATTGCCGAACACAGGCGGTGGAGGAGCTGGAGCTGGTATAGCTATGGATTTTCGAGGTGTAAGTGGAATAGCATTTACAGGCAGTGCTGGCGGTGGTGGTGGTTACCTAAAAGAAATAATTTACAACCCATTAAATACATATTCTTATAGTATAGGTAATAAGGGGACTGGAGGATCTGGTACGGGTGGTGCATATGCAGGAGGCGCCGGAGCAGATGGAATCATAATTATAACAGAATATTACCAATAAAAATAAGGAATAAACAAATGGTTTTAACAGCAGGCGTAATATCGCTCATATCAGCAGGATCAAACAACGCAAAATTATCAACGACATCAGCAAGTGGCGGCACAGCTCCATATACTCAGCAATGGTATCGTTCTACCGTATCATCGAGTTTTACCCCAGATTCATCAAATATTCTGACAAGTCAGACCGCACTCATATTAAATGACACGAATTTAATTCCAAATACCACTTATTATTACAAAGTTAAATATACAGATGCTGTTCCTGCAACAGTTAATTCTACGACATTCACAGTCACAACCTTAGCATCCTCACAGAGTTTAAACCAATTTGCCATGGCGGCAATTTTGGGTGCAATGGATCTACAAGTAGGTCCACAAAACGTTGTAGCTGCGCAGGTAGATGCGACTCAAAGCACTCCATTATACCCCGGACAGCCAATTAAATTCATTAATAATGCAAACGGAATTCCCACGATAGTTTCATCGGGCAGCGATATGCCAAATGGATATATTTTATATGATCAAAAATCACAAAATTTTTCTATTGGCGCAAGATGTGAAATTGCAAAAACATTGAGTTGTATTTGGCTTTATGCGACATCTGCAATTACAAGAGGATCGATGGTAACTCTTGATTCAACAATTGCCTCGGGAGTTCAACAAGTAACAGGCAGTTCAACATTGCCAATTATCGGCGAGGCATTTGATAGTGCGATAGCAGCAGGCCAATTAATTAGAATTATTCTTAATGTTCCCAGCAACATGTACGATACTCCGACAGGATCACAGGATTTTCTAATGCCAACTCAGCAAAAATTTTTAACAGGAGCAGGAGATTATATTTGACCAACA